CTCACAAAAAGAGATCCAGCAGTACTGTTCACATCAACTGTCATGTTGTTGCCAGACGTGTTCATGTTCAACGCCATCATGAGTACACCATTGTAGTCAATTAGAGGATGCACAATATCAGCAATCATCATTCGCATGCGACGTAATGATTCTTCATCGTATCCTCCAATTTGAGCAAGCTCAATAAATGACATCCAAACAGCAGTAGTCACCTGGGAATTCATCCTAACATCGTATTTTGAATAATCCCAAGCAATGACAACCTCGTCATCTGCAAATTTGGTGGCATGACCCATGAGTGATTCCCACTGTCTGCTAAACGCATTAACACCTACTGCGCTCTCAGACTGTAGTGGGTGCAGGTGAAGAACCCTGCAGATTGGCAAGAAATACTTCCTAATTGCAATACTCATTGCAACAGGAACAGCTTGGAAAACACGAACCTTCTCAGAAGAGAGTTTGGTTGGTTCGTCTTTCAATGTGGCTGTAGTAACAGGATAGGCTCGTTCTCCTCGATCCCAACATTCAAAAAGTCTCTCAACTTCTGCCTGAACTTCAGGACTCGGAATGCGATCAATAAGAACTTCACCTTCTCGAATTTCTTCAAACCACTTTATTTTCTTGCCAAACACTGGAAAACCCATACCAGTGTTCATCGGGATAGGAGTCATGAATCTCTTTCCCGGAATGCCCAGAATTGACTCTTTCATTGTTAATGGACGAAAATCCTCCTCTGCCATATGTTCGCGCATTAGGCCTCGAAGAGGTGATATCCAATCTTCTCGTGCTCTTTCCAGTGCTGCTGGATCAAACATTTGAGATGGGTTTACAATATGTTCAAGAGTCATGTTGAAACCTTTCCAATTAGGTTGCAACTTGGGCTTGCCCCATTGATTTGGGATTGCACATTGTTCTCGGATGTGTTTTGACAACGGTGATTCAACAACTGTGCTCTTGAATTGAGCACGCAGTTTAGTCGCACCAAGAACCTCCACACAAGCTTTAGGACCGAGTGTTGCGGCCATGCAATGTGGGTGAACAGTGGTAGATTCCAATAAAGGCCTTCCATACTGTTCTTTAGGTAGAGTTCCTGTGACAGCAGACAACATGACACCTGGTTTAGATTCAAGATCTTTCTCCAAAGCGTCGTACTGACTGCGAGTGATTGTTTGCATCACTCCGTATCCAGTCTTCTCAATACCTCCAATATGCAATCCAACTATAGTAGGATGATCAATGTCTGACGAAACAACAGACATACAAGCTCCGTTTTGTGCTAAGCTTGTGTAATACCATCCACCATAGAATTTCATGAATTTGTGCGAAACTTCACCAAATGTCACTTCCACTCGAGTTGTAACAACGGTGTTTTTCGTATCTCTCCCAGTCAATCGACAAATTGTCTTTCCTGTAGGTTTGGTCATTGGAAACCATTTCCTTTGATCTGGAAGATCGGGGCAATTTGGAACATGCACTAAGTAAGCATCAAGATGCT